AGAATAAATTTTTAATATGCGCACCATCGACGTCAGCATCAGACATAATAATGATTTTCCCATATCTAACTTGATTATAAGTTACTTTAAGAGTTTTAGGATCAATAGACCAATCACCTGGCCCAAAGAAAGCATCACACATAGTTATAATTTCAGCATTTTTCTGAATTTGAGCAAATGTAGCTTTTTGTGTATTAAGAATTTTACCACGGACAGGAATAACTGCTTGAAATTCATTATTTCTAGCTAATTTTAACACACCTGCCGCACTATCTCCCTCAACAACATAAACTTCACATTTACTTCTATCTTTTGAATAACAATCAGCAAGTTTACTATCAAATTTAAGAGCTTTCTGTTTTTTCTTACTTTGCTCTCTAGCTTTATCTCTTGCTTTCTTTGCGGCGTCTCGAGCTTTCCGCGCAGCACTGGCTTTTTCAAAAATACTCTTTATTTCTTTTTCATTATTATTAAGCCAAAGATTTAAATTAGCACTTAACGCAGAAGTAAAAGGTGTCATATCAATTTTAGTAATTCTACTTTTAACCTGTGCATCATATCCAACATTAGGTGCTGTAATATTAAATACTATATACATACCTTCTTGGATATCATCACCAGTTAAATTAGCATCTTTTTCTTTCAGCCATTTCTTTTCTTTAAAGAATTTATTAAATTCTCTTGTAATAATGGTTTTAATCTGTGTGATATGAGGTCCAGATTCTGTTAAACCAGTATTAACATAAGGAACAATAGTTGAAGAATAATTATTTGTATAAGTTAAAACCATATCAAATTTATTCTTATTTTCTGAAAAATTCATAGAAAAACGATTATGAATTATTTCAGCATCCTTAACTGCCCCATCAACAAGATCATGAATTCCATTTTTTGAAACAAAAACAATATTTTCTTTATTGGCTTTAAGATTTATTGTTAAACCAGGACATAAACAAACAATAGTTAAAAATAAATTTTCAATTTTTTTAACTTCAACTTCTGTATGAGTAAAAAATTCTTCTGAAGGTTGCCATGTTACTTTGGTTCCATGTAAATTTTTATCTACTTTACTTACTTCTCTATTTTCAAAAACACCTTCTTTAAATTCTACAGACTCTTGTAATCCATCTCTTGTAGTTACAACAACTAACCAATGTGATAAAAATGTAGTAATTTTACTACCAATTCCAAAAGAGCCTAAAGAAGTTCCTTCATAAGTTCCATCTTCACGATATTTTCCTGAAGTATTTAATACACTAAAAGCAGCTTCAAGAATTGTTTTTCCATCTTCTCTAAAAGAATTTGGAATAAATCCTTGTCCATAATCTCGAACAATAATAACATCTTTATCAATAGTTACATCAATTTGATTACCATGTCCTAAACGATATTCATCAACAGCATTAGAAATGATTTCTACTAACAACTGAGTTGAGTATGTACAATCACCTGCATATACTTGCGGGCGAAGTCTTGTAAATTCCAAAGGACTTAATGATTCAATCGAATCTTCGGTATATAAATGTTTATCAATCATATTTTTTACCTCTTCATATTTATATTATATTATAATATATTTTTTAAAATTTAACAAGTTTTTTATAAAAGCTGTATATTGACATGGTTTTTTAATATAAGATTTGAAAATTTCGATGAATCACAAACCGCAAGAGCATCAGCTAATTCATTACCAAGGATGCCCGCATGACCTTTAACTTGAAGAATGATGATTTGACTTATAAAAAAATTTATGTTACAATATTCATAGAGGGATAATATAATATCTAAATTTTTTATTTCTTGTCCCTTACTATTTTTCCAATTATTTTTACTCCAAGCATAAATCCATGTTGAAAGGATATTAATACAATATGAAGAATCTGAATAAATAGTTGCTTCTTGATTTTTATATTTTGTATTTAATACTTCAAATGTTTTTAAAAACGCTTTTAATTCCATTTGATTATTTGTTACATTATCAAAAGATTCACGATAAGCGTCAATCAAATTGCGGTTTTCATCAAATATTACAATACCATAACCGCCTTTAGAATTTGATTTTCCATTATTTTTAGCGGAGCCATCTATATAAATATGTAACATTTTTAATTCTCCTTAAATATTATTTATTATATTATAATATAAATATTTTTATAAGTCAAATAATAGATAAAAAAAATGGAGAATTGGCTTTAGCCAATTCTCCATTTAAAGGAATTATTTTAAATAACTGCTAGAAGCATAACCTACATAGTCCTTATAGATTACATAATTCCAAGCATTTGTATAATATCCATACCATTTTACTTGAGCGCCCCTTGGAATTACTGCTAAAACTTCATGTGCGGTAGATGATCCATTTCTTAAATTTAGGTTAGCTGTTGTTGTTAAAGTTTTCTATGCATAGGCTTGATGACTTTGCGGTTTATCAAAATTCTTAACTTTTGCATAAATGCTATCTAACTTAGCTTTTGTAAGAGGACCATAGATTCCATCCGCATCTAAGTCGTGATCTTTCTGGAAAAGTTTGATTGCTTTTGTTGTATTTTGACCATAAATACCATCAGCACCATCGTCTCCACAAAAATAACCACATTTAATTACTTTTGTTTGAACATCTTTTACATCATTTCCAGAATCACCTTGTTTAAGAATTGTTCTTGCTTCTGGAGCAAATGGAAGTCTATAAGCACAATAGAAATCATCAATAGGTTCAATGAAAGGTTGTTCAGTATAGTTTTTATAATTATTTTTTAATTGGATTCTATCAACAGAACCAGAATCATAACGTTCATATGTATTATTCTCTTTTGGATTTCCAAGAATAAATACATGACCGCCATTATTACTTAAAACAATATCTCCCGCTTTAAGATTTGCTTTATTATCAATCTTAACAGCTTTATGATCTTTTAAATAACTAACTAAACCATCAATACGTCTATTACCTATATCTGTCATGCCAGATAAATAAAGAACCTGATCGACATATCTATCACAAGAAGTCATTTTTGCTTTTGGATAAACAGAAGGTAAGCATGGTGCATTTCCATAAATAAAATTATTAGTTTTATTTTGTTTTGCTATTGTTTTTGCATTATTTAAGAATGTCTTTACAGTAAAGTTTAAGTTAGATTTTTTAGCTTTATTATAAAATTCATTTAAAGCCTTTTCAGATTTAGGCCCATAAATACCATCAACAGTAATTCCCGCAGCTTCTTGTAAGTATTTAACGCTTTTTTCTGTATTGGCTCCAAATTGACCATCTACAAAATTGGAAATATCATAATATACACAATCAACAAAACCTGTTACTTTTAATTTCTTTTGTAAATCAGTAACATCTTGACCTGTTGATCCAACTTTTAAAATGGTTGAAATAGAACCGCCATTACCTAATACATTTAAATATTCAGAAACTTTATTTTTAAATTGATCCCATGTCCAATTTGTTCCTTTACCAGCATCTCTTTTAAGCGGGGATGGACAGTTTTTAGTTGTAATATCTCCATGTCTTAAAAGGTGATCTAATGGCATATTATAAACTGTAAGAACTGCCGCGGCAAGTTTAGCAGCTGTGATTTGAGTTGCTTCTGTAAAATACCAAGTTTCACTGTCATTATTTCTACCAGAAGCAGTATATGTAGCACATTCTACACCGATTGTATTTGCGTTTCTAGCATTAGGATGAATATAACTATAACCTGAAGAAGCTCCTACATGCCAAAGTTTATCTGTAACTTCAGCGGCTTGGTAGCATTTACCATCTTTGCTTACATAAAAATGTCCGCCATATCCGCCTCCGTAAAGATAAGGATTCTATCCATTTACTCCAAGATAGTGAATTGCAAAATATTGATGAGTATTTGCATGATGAGCAGGAACTTGACTTCTATTCTAACCAATTATATCAATTAGATTCACTCCTAATTTAGAGAGAGCTTCTTTTAAAGTCATTTCTTTCTTAATCTCCTTTTGTGAAATATTATCATATTGTGTTAAATTGTGTTTATTGATAATTGACATTACAGAAGAAATATATTGCGGATCTGTTGCATATCCTCTTTGAGATACTTGAGTAATTAATGCTCTTGGATCTTTAATTGTTAAAACATCTCTATATTTATAACTACCATTTTTAGAGTATTTAGCATCTCTCATAAATTGTAAATAATCACAAGCACACTGTTCGATGCTATCATAAACTCTAAATGAATCTGTTATTGTAGTATGATAACCATAATATTCTGGAGTTCTTTTAGTTGCGGAACGACCATCCCAATAATTAGAAGTCCATGTATCATTTAATAACTCTGTTTTCATACCTAAGAGATTATTCCATTGCATTAAAGCTTCGCAATTATATCCCTAGCCATAACCAGTCTATAAACACATTTGTCCTATTAAAACACTTGGTAAATAACCACCAATTTTTTTAACGGCATTTTGACAAGGAGTAATTACTTTTTGAATAAAACTTGTCTATGACATTTTTTCTCCTTTCTTTACATAAAAGAAGGGGGCTAATATTAGCCCCCAATTTTTAAATATCTTTTTTTGGTTCAATATAAGTCATTGCTAATTCACTATCTTTAAATCCTGAGGTTGTTGGATCATTTAGTGCGTTCCATACGGATATAATAATTAGTCCTAAGACATATGGATTTTGAAGGGCGCCAATTAATACACTACCCAGGATACTCCAAGAAGTTAAGTCTTGAGTTGTTAATCCCGCATAAGTTAAAATGGGCATTAAAATTGATAGGAATAATTGTGCAATAAAGACAGGGTTTTTAAATCTTATTTTCAGATTCATTATATATTCCTCCCATAAAAAAAATATTCCTTGAAGTTTCCTTCAAGGAATATAAAAAGTATTAAGATAAGATTATTCATTTTTGACCACATTATAATTTTTAAAATCTTCAATAATGGTATCAATAGATACTGGAAAACAATTATGAGCATCTACCGCAACGTTATAAGATCCACATGGATCAAATTTTTCAGTAGAATGAGTATGACCTGCTAAACATAGGATTCTACACTTTAGCGGTTTTACATAATCATCAAAGTTAGTTGTAGAAGTGGGATAATGAGATAGATAAAAATTATATTTATGATAATTAAGCATCCCCGCATATCCAATTATTTCTACAACATTGGGACATTTTGAAATTGCTTCTTTTCTTTTGTTTGTACAATGATTGCCCCAAATAATATGAATTTTTCCAGGCAGACGTTTGAATAAATCTATTCCAGGTTCTAACTCTCCAAGAAAATGATCTCCCAATAGATAAAGATCATCTTCAGAAGTGATAGTTTTACAAAAATTATTTAGAATAGCATCATTCATTTCTTCTATACTAGAAAAGCCTCGCGGCAGATAAATAAAATCTTTATTATGATTAAAATGAAGGTCTGAACTAAAATAAATCATTTTATTGTTGCTCCCTTATAAAAAAGTTCATCAGTTTCACTATTGTATTTAAAGATGCGATAAAAACCTTCTACTGGTAATGGTGGGACGATACTCTTATACATTCTTATAAGACTTTCTTCGGGTACAAAAGCCATTGTTCCATGTCTTGTTTTGTTGCGGGCAAGGCATGTTTCTAAAGAAGCATCTACCCAAATAATATTTAAATGGTCGTATTTTACTTTAACATGCTGAAGTAACCATTTTCGTGAACGAACAGTTAAAGAAGTCTGGTCAACAAATACATTTTTTCCATTTGCCAATTCTACATTGATTTTTTCCCACATAGCCGCACAAACTTCATTCTCATGTGCAAAATAAGGCTCATCGGGTTTAATCATAGAAAATCTAATTTCATCACGAGAAATAATTACAGAATTTTTATTTTTTATTTTATTTTTAAGAAAAGTGGATTTACCTGAACCAGGACAGCCCATCATTAAATATAAATCACTCATTATAAAGAATCTCCTTTTTTAATTGTTTAAATGGTATTTTTCGATTGCCTTCTGAATCAAAATTATTATATAGCATTTCTATTTCAAAATCTTCATAAGTATATTTTTTAGACATTTGACGAATTTCTACATGGTTCCATTCTTTGCCGCAATGTATACAGTATAATTTCTTTAAATGCCCTGGTTCTCTAGTCTGACCTTTTCTTCTTGTAATGGGAATACCTTCTTGACCGCAAGAACAACAAAACATTCTTGATACTACAAAATTATTTTTGGACATATTACACCACCTCTCTTTCATTCTAAATATATTATAACAAAAATTTTCAAAAAAATAAAGTGATA